CTTCACGCGCGGCAAGTCGCCGCACTAACCCAACCTCAATAGAGGTTGGCTTCCATGTCCCAATGTCGGGACAAAACGCACATCTAGTCCGTTAACCACGGACCAAAATGTGACCACTGGGGAACCTGGGCGTTTGCAGTCTTCCACTTCGGCGTGAGCCGTTCGTGAAGGACGCTAAGCTTCGATTCCTTCTCCGCTACACCATCCCACATGTCAAGCTCGTACAGAGCTTTAAGGAGGAATGTTTCATCGTCGAAATCCCTCGTGGAATTTACATCCACGATGAATCGATACTGGTACCCTTCCAACGAGTTATTAAGTCGTCGGTACTTCTTCTTTCCCTTGCGGGAAGTCGATAGAATGGGAGTGGCCTCGTCAAAATCCACGACAAGTCCACCATCGCCAACGCCATCAGGAATACTCAGCCACCATCTCTTTGGTATCTTACTCTTTACAAAGTCATAAACTGACTTGAATTGAGGATCGAGACCGTAGGAGCAGCGGCTGTACCTTTTGATCGTATTAGCGAGCCAGAATCGCCTGCTGATATCAGTTACAGGTCGACGAATGTAGAACGGAGTCACATCAGTGCCGCGAAAGTAGTGTTTACCACAACTCTCACGGAACGGTCCAGCTACGAAGGTCTTCTTCAGGTTCGGCACAAAGCCGAACGTTTGGAGTGCTTCAATAACATGGGCCGCTGCTTGGGTGGGGCAAATGATATCGTCCCCATAAACAAGCACCTGATGCTGCCCTCTCGAGTAGAGCTCAGTCACCGCCTCGGCTAAGGCCCAGAAGATCAGGGTCTCAAGCTCAAACGTGTAACCATTGCCCATGCTCGAGAACTTTTGGTACTCAACCCGAGTACCATCAGGAAGAATCCCGCTTGGACTGCGGCTCTGCTCTAGAGCCTCAAACCAGCGTAGAGGAAGGAGCGACTTAACTATCTCAAAAGAGACAGTGTCAGACGCCATAGACAGGTCGATCGTACAAAAATCGCCTGTTAAGCTCCCAATTCGGGCCAACTCCGCATTGCGAAGTTGGGCCGTTGTTTTGACTTTCTCGGAGTATAAGGTTCTCACCCTATCTCTTGGATCGTCTAACAGGAGTCCCGCCCGCCATAACCGTTTCCGGATCATCTTGCCGATCCCTTTCTGAATTACCATGTTCAGATCGGGCTCGATCGCAATAATACGGTCGGTTTTCGCGTTCTTCGGCACAGTAGTAACCTTGTTACCGCAAACGACTTCGAGGTATCGAGGATTCCATCCTGGAACACTCTTAACCATCTTAGCCGCCACCGGGAACAAGTCATGCGTTACATGCGGTAAACCGCAGAACTTGTAATAGACGTCACGTTCGGCTCTTTTCAGCCGGGTCGTCGCGCCTGGTCCCCAAGATGATTCCCGGAACACCTCAGGCCACGAGAACGAACCAAGCAGACTCTCAATTTTACGCATAGCCGATAACAAAATCGGGTGCGATGGCTTTCCAACTGTGGAAGAGCCATAAGAGCCTAGCAGTCGTCGATTCGTGTCCTTACAAAGTGCTTCGGCTTCGACGAATTTAGCTAAGGCGACCTTCTGCCGGTCGATCCCCAAGTCCCATTCTGGGTACTTGGACATCAGCTCGGCAAAGAGGTAGTCCTGGCCAAAAGTACCTGCATTCGTATAATCCATTGGATCGACGGAAGCAGACACAATCTTCGAGTAATCTCCACTCTGCATAGCAGAGTCGAGCATCCTCGAGACGTCGGTGTTGCCCAGCGAAAACATTTGCTGAGCAACGACGGGGGCTAGACAAGCATTGTAACGGTACAGGTCCTGAGAAGGATCTGCATCTCTTTTCCTTTTCATCACGGGTTAAAACCTCAATTGGTGAAAGGGTTGTCTCAGAGCTTACTCCCGATCGTGTCGCTGCTCGGATTTCTCCGGACAGTCCCGCGAACGCCGCACAAGCGGCAAGAGTAAAGTAAGCAAGCGAATGACCCCATCCAGCCATTTCATATGGGCTCGATTAGCCCGAAAGGCGGTCAAGGGTAGTGAGAACGCCGTTAATCTGCGTCTCAGCAAGCGCTTTCTCAAGGATCTTCAACAGATCCTTGCGATTCTGAGTCGAGCTATCAGCGGGGAAGATGAACTCGACCTTTGCACGGAGCGTGTAAGCAACCTTCGGGATGCTAACACCGTTGATGACTTCCGTCACCGACACCGGCATGGCCAAATCAATCCCACCACGATAGACACGAGAGCCGTTCGACCCAGCCGGATCGCGGAGTGAGACAGACAGAGGCCAGTATCCCGACGGGAAACTAGCAGTCTTCTCATTCCACCGAACGGTGTCGCCGTCATTCTTACCAAACACAAAGGTATGATTGACGGGAGTACCAGCTGCATCGGGAAGTACGATATTGGCAATAGCCATTATTTATCCTGGATTGGATGATTATCGGATTGCCTGCACGAGCAAACTAACTAAGTTTTGCACGCGCCGGCCCTTGAAAGGGTCCTCGTCTATCGCTAGACTCAGACCCAAGGGTTCCGTTCCATAGACCGACCGGGTTAACCGGACTCGGTTCTGGACCGCAGCAGAAGAGCCATTACTGACTTTCTGCTGAACGGCAGACGTTGAATCAATCCTCATAGAAGAGTTATTGAT